GGGCAGGATGGCTTGTGGGAGGCTGAATGGTGCTGTCCTATGCTGTGAGGTGGCTTGGTGAGGTTGTGGCGTTGTAGAGGCGTTTGGCGTGGTTTGTTGACAGGTGAGGTGAGTGTGCTACAGTTGCGGGCATATTACGGTTGAAGGGAGAGGGTGAGAGATGGCGAATCCGTTTACGTACACGTTTTACTTGGATGGTGATGAGTACAGGGGGATAACGTACCGGGAGTACTTGGAGAACAAGAAGTTGGTTGAGGCGGTGCATGATGTAGAGAGGGCGCGGTTGTTTCTTGGGCGGAAGGTGTTGTTATTTAGGCATGATTACATGAGGGCGCACAAGGGGGTGAGGGAGCGGTTTGAGTGGTTGCGGAATGACTGGATGAGGAACAAGTTGAAGTATTATGCGCCGAACAGTCAGGAGCAGTTGGATTTTTTGAATGACTGGGAAGAGCATGACATCATGGCGGTGGTTGCGCCGAACCGTGTTGGGAAGACGACGGTGGGGGTGGTGAAGGCGGTATTGAGTGGGATATTGGAGTTGGACAAGACGTGGCCGGTATTTGCGGAGCATGGGGTGGTGTGGAGGCCGTTTAGGGGGGTGGATCGGCAATTGACGATGGCGTTTGGGAGTTATGAGTGGAGTCATATCAAGACGACGGTATGGCCCAGGGTGAAGGAGTACGTGCCGGATGAGGTGTTGGGGGTGTATGGGCGGTTTAGTGAGGGGAAGGGGCCTGGAAGAAGGAGAAAGGAACCGAACTTTGATCGGATGCCGTTGGTGGAGTTGACGAACGGGACGATACTGAAGTTCCATGCGTATAGCCAGAGTCAGAGCAATTACGAGTCGAGCGCGTATGATGGATTCATGTGGGATGAGCAGCCGCCGGAGGCGTTGTTTGATGCGGTGGATGAGCGGTGCAGGACGGTAAAGGGGAAGCAGTTTTTCACATTGACGCCGCACCGGGTAGAGGGGAGGCCGGATACGGGTGGTGGCGGGTGGTTGCAGCGGTTTTTGACGGGGACGCAGAAGAGGGGTCATAGCGTATCGTGCTACAACACGAGTTTGATGGATGTTCCGGACTGGATATACCCTGAGAGTGAGAAGCAGAAGGCGTTTGAGAAGTGGATACATGAGCCGACGCGGTTGCGGAATATCAAGACGTTGCGGGAGGGGCGTGCGAGGGTATTGGGGGAGTGGCACCAGACGAGCGGGCTGGTGATTGACGAGTTTGACCCGGTGGTCCATGTGATAGAGCCGTTCGAGATTCCGGGGACGTGGACACGGTATCGGGGGATAGATCATGGGGTGACGAATCCGACGGCGTGCTTGTGGGCGGCGGTGAGTCCTCCGGGGAAGGATGGGAGTGTGAGCAATGTGGTTATCTACCGGGAGTTCTATTCGAGTGGGCGGCTGATTAACGAGAATGTGGCGGACATTGTGCGGTTGAGTGGGAACAAGAGGAAGAGCCTGGGGATGGCGAGCATGGGTGCGCAGAGCGGGATGATGCTGGAGATGTTCGAGGAATTGCAGGTGAAGGAGTGTTACGCGAAGACGGTGATTGATAGCCGGTCGTTCGGGTCGAAGGACGCGGGGAGCGGCAGGCCATACGGGTACTTTTACAGGGCGAGCGGGTTGCAATGCAACTCGGCGAGCGGGAAGAACAGCGAGCATTACGTTCCGGTGATGAAGGCGTTGTTCGGGGTGGATTACGAGAAGAAGCATCCGTTCACGGCGGGGGCGAACGGGGCGGCGAGGATATACATTTTCAGGACGTGCCAGAACTTGTTGCGGGAGTTGAGCGGGTGGGTGTGGGAGGAATACCGGAGCGGGAATGACCTGAAGAACCGGAAGGAGACGCCGAGGAAAAAGGACGATCATGGGTGTACGGCGTTGGCGTATATGTGCCAGATACCGATGCGGTGGTGCGGGGACATGTATAATTTCTCGACAAGTGTGGTAAGAAGTGGTACCGGTGTTAGATATAACGATGATTACGGGGGTGATTATCGGGGCGTGTGAGTGAACACAAAAAGGAGGAAAGGGCGTAATGAATACCGAGTTCATAAAGATCAACAAGTCAGAAGATCATGAACCTCTGCAAGCATTGAATGAACAAATAGTGTGCGAGAAGTGCGGGTTCCTTTCATCGTTGTACAGTTTTTCTGTTGATCCTGTTCGCGACATAACAAGGCAGGCCAAAGTGAGAATCCGCATTGCTTATCTATGCAAAAATTGCGGCCACTATGAGACGTTCAGGGTGTCTTCGTTCATTGTCAGAAACGGGATGACTGAGCCAGAAAAATAATAAAAAGGAGGAAAGGGATATGATAAGGCGAGATATCAAGTTGTATGTGGCGGGTCCGATTCAGGGAGATAACCTGTTGGATGCGCTGGCGAACATCAACAGCGGTGAGGTGTGGCAGGCCAGGCTTTTTCAGTTGGGATTCAGCCCGTTCCCGGTATTCAGTGATTACTCGTTCATCATGCGTGTGAGGCCGGTGCCGCCAATTGGCGACGTGTATTCGTATAGCGTGGCGTGGTTGCGCGTGGCGGATGCGATGTTGTTGTTGTCGGGGTGGGAAACTTCTGTTGGGTGTCAGCGAGAAATCAAGGAGGCGGAGCGGTTGGCGATTCCGGTTTTCAGGGACGTTGACCAGTTGTGTTTGTGGGCGGACAAGATGTGTGGGTTGAATACGCCGAGCATCGAGGAACAGCTTGCGCGGAGTGATGATTGACCCATGAACAAGCTGGCATTGTGGCTCGTCTTTATCAAGGCGCACCCCGAATGGGAGACGGAGGGGGCGCACTTCACGGCGAACGGGTTGAAGAAGTTTTTTGACACGGTGTGGACGGAGGCGCAGAGGGACGCGCTTCATGCGTTCGAGGAAGCGTCCAACGAAGCAATCGTTGACTTCATGAAAGGGATGATGAAATGAGTGAGACCAAGAAACTAACCGACTCACGCGGCGGACAATACGGGCACCCGAACAAGCATTTTCCAACGACTCAAGGCATGTACAAGATTTGGATTGAGCGGAGACTTGACGCTGAAACCAATGCGGACTCCACGTTGCCGAAGGATCAACTTTTGGCAGTGAATCATGCGGCTTATATGATCTTGGATAAGCTGGCGCGAGCCGCGAACAATCCGATGCTGGCTGACAACTGGGACGACATTCAGGGCTATGCGCGTTGCGCGAAGATGGTGTTGGGGTTGGAAAAGTAAACACACAGAAAGGAGAAAGAGGATGACGGCAGAACAGTATGCGAGGTTGAGTAAGGTGGCGGAAGAAAACAAGGGTATTGGGCGTGCGAGACTTGCAAAGCTTACTGGGGTGAGCGAGGGAGTTGCGCGGTCTTTCCTGAATGGGGCTTCCGTTCCTGTTGATAAGCTTGAGGTAGTTGTGAAGCCAGCGAAGGGGATCAGCGTGAAGGACTTCCTGCACAAGCTGGATTACCCGGCACAGTTGGCGGCGGCGATCAAGGAGCATTGCAGGGATGCGTTCATTGCGGAGTCTGACTTCAGGGTGTTGACGAAGTTGAATCCTAATGCGTTCCGGCAGGCCGTGAATAGCGGCGTGTTCGCCGGTAATCAGTTCAAGGGTGATGGAGTCGTGTATTGGTCAACGGAAGAAAACGTGCGCAAGGCGAAGGAAAAGCGAGGCATAGCATGAAGTCCAAAAGCAAGATGACGGTAAAGGAGATGATGGACCGGATCGAGAATGACCCGACGATCCAGCATTTGAGGGATGAGAACGCGAAGTTGAAAGCCGTGTTGGACATCCACAAGCGGGGGCTTGGCGAGGAATCGGTGGTGCTGGCCGACCTGATGCACGAAATCGAGCTGGCGGAGCCGCCTGATATGCTCTACACGCCGCAAAAGCCGGGTGTAGGGTCGCCATGTTCGCTCGTGATCCAGTTGTCGGACTGGCACATCGGGCAGAAGACAGTGGCTTCGGAGATTGAGGGTTTCGGGGCGTTCGACTATGGTATTGCGGAGCGGCGTGTTGCCACGTTGGCCCGCAAGCTGATTGACTGGGTTGCGGCGAACAGGCAGGCGTACCGGATTGATGAGTGTGTTATCCTGGGGACAGGGGATTATATTTCCGGCGACATCCACCAGGAGTTGCTTGTCACGAATGAATTTCCGGCCCCCGTCCAGGCGGTCAAGGCCGGGTATCTCATGGGTGAGTTCATCCGGTCAATGGCGCAGCACTTCGCGTCTGTGCGGGCGGAAATCGTGACGCTTGACAATCACGGTCGGTTGACGAAGAAGCCGCAGAAGTCGCAGGGCGGGTATAACAACTTCGGGTACATCACGGCTAACATTGCCAAGGAATACGTCAAGCAATGCGCGAATACCGTCGTGAACGTGCATCCGGTGGCGACGGCAATGGTTACGGTCCAGAAGACGCGCTATTTGTGTGGGCATGGAGATGGGATCATAGGCACGTTTGGAATCCCGTACTATGGTATTCAGCGCAAGCAGGGCCGCGAGGTTACGGCCCGGTTCCACATGGAAGAGGAAAAGAGGCATCACAAGATGGTTATTGGGCACTTCCATAGCGCGTTGAACCATCAGGACTGGATGATTGGGGGAAGCCTGTCGGGTACGGATGCGAACGACCACAAGGAGGGGCGGCATAGCCTTCCACATCAGACGGCGTGGTTCGTTCATCCGTCTCATGGCGAGTTTTCATGGACGCGGTTTTGGCTGTAAAGGCGGATCAGAAAGGAGTCACGATGGAAGATGATGTGATTGACGTTTCAAGGATCAGGCCCATTGGCGACAAGTTGCTTGTGCGTAAGTGCTGCCGTGGCGACGAAGGGCTGATAGTCACGCCGGATGCGTACAAGGATCATAGCGAGTTCGTAGAGATAATCGCAGTTGGTCCGAAGTGTAAGCACTTTGCCGGGGATCATGCCGGGAAAAGCGTCAAGTGTCCCGAATTGTCTGATGGGATGCACCACCTTGACGGAGAGTTCTGGTTTGTGAGAGAGGAGGTGTTGATGCCTGTGCTGTTCGATTAAAGTCTTCTGCATTAGTACTTCCCACCTGGGCCGCGCTAATCATGCGCGGCTTTTTTGTTTTTATGGTTGCAACATTGATAAGAACGAAATATGTTGCGGTCATGAATGACGAATCAGTCACTTTTGACGAACAAGCCAAAGATGCCGTTCTGGCCATTCCTGACGCCGAAGTCGAGGATGATGTTCAGTCTTTAGACCAGCCGCCGCGCATCAACTTTGCCGATGATGAAGACCTGGTAGCCAAGGCGAGAGAGGTCGTCAAGCGGCAGTTCGAGCATAACCGGGCAAGCCGGTATCCCTACGAGGAAATCTGGAAGCTGGCCGATGAGATGTACAAGTGTGGCCAAAACGCCACCATCCGGGAGCGCGAGCGGCAGCGGCATGACCGTCAGGCATACGAGAACAGCGAAGGGACCGTGGATACCGTTGGGCGTGACATCACGCTCACGAAGTCATACAAAAAGGGGTCTACCCTGTTCTTTCGGCAGGTCCGAACGCTTACGGCCCAGCTTGCATCCGTCCTTACGTCCAAGCCAGACCCGTACAAATATGTACCGATCCTTGGGACCAACTCGTTCATTTCCGATGCGCAAGCCTACGACCAGGCCGAACAGCACAACATCCTGGCGCGGTGGGCCCGGAAGAAGGACAAGTTCGACCGCAAGGCCATTGATACCCTGTTCATGACCGTCAAGTATGGCAACTACCCGGTGTGCGTTGGGTGGAACAGGCAGTTGGCGAAGCGTGTATCCCGCGTGCCTGTGTACGGGAACCCTACCGTTCCAAACGAAGACCCGCCGATTATCGGATGGCGGTTTGATGATGAACTCAAGATCGTGGAAAATCAGCCGTCACTGGGGCCGGTGCCCATTGAAAACTTCTGGGCTGACCCGGCCATTGGAGACATTCAGCGGCAATCCTGCATCTGCGTGGATGACTACGTGCCGCTATCCACGATCCAGCAGAATGAGATTGCCAACGGGTTCTACCTGAATACCGACAAGCTGACGATGCAGGACCAGTGGGACGGAAGCAAATCTGACAACGCCATTGACGATACCCGCACCACGTCAGACGGAGTGGTGGGCGGCATTAACCGTTCAGAGACCGGGCTTTTCAGGGTAACGGACGCCTATGTCATGCTGCCGATGGATGACGAGGGGAACTGGGACGACAAGCTTCCGATGCAGAAATGGTGGCTTACGTTCGCCGGAAACTCGCTTGATGACGCCGTGTGCGTCCGGTTCGAGCGCAATCCCGATCCTGATGATGAATGGCCGTTTGAGATGCTTCATTGCCTTCCGGATGACGATGGGCGGCTTTACCATTTTTCGTATGCCCAGGCGTTGCGCGGGGATTACGACGAGCAGACCATCACGCGCCAGCAGTTGATTGACAACCGGACCTTGCAGAACAACAAGCCGCTGAAGGCTGTTCGCGGCGAGGTTTATACGCAGGACATGCGATTCCGCAAGGATAAGGTGTACTGGGTTGATAGCCAGAACAGCGTTGATGAGTTCCAGATTGTTGACATCCAGCAGAACGGGCTGTTGCACCTGCAATACTTCGATGAGGATGCCAACCGCGCTGCCGGGACCGACAAGCCGCTGATGGGCGAGTATGCCGGGGCGCGTACTTCTGCCACCGAAAGCAGCATTGTGAGCCAGAACGCGGCCAATCCTCATATCATGCTGGCGAAGTATGTCCTGCACCAGTTTCTTGAGTTCCACGGGCGCAAATGCCTTGGCCTGTGGCATCTCTACGGGGATAACGATCAGGTGCTTTCCATCACGGAAAACAACATCCAGCGCAAGATTAATCCCGGCGAGTTGTTCGGTGAGTTTGACGTTGAAATCAACATCGTTGACGAGTTCGAGCAGAACGCGCTGAACATCCAGACCATGACGCAGGCGATACAGACGCTTGCCCCTATTTTCGGCTCCGTTATGGACCTGCCCACCGTTGGCAAGGACATCTTCGGTAAGATCGTGAAGGGCGTTGACGTTAGCCGCTGGTTCAAGCCTGACGGAAACCGTGACGCCATACAACTCGCGCAACATGAGACGCGGGCCATGATTGACCTTGGGCAAGTGCTTAATCCGAATCTTGGCGAGGCCCATGAAGTGCATCTTGCCCAGCATGAGCAGGAGCGCATGAAGTGGAAGGGCGCCGAGGAATCCAACCCGAACGTCCAGATTCTTGACCGGCACATCCACATGACGAAGTTGCTCAAGCAGTACGAGGGGCAACTTGCTTCGCAGATGAGCCAGACGCCTAACGGCATGACTGCCAATCAGACTCCCGGTGAGGCCACCGGCAACGCAATGGCGGGACAGATGGGGGCGATGCAATGACGGATAAGCCCAAAAGCGTTTTCGACAACCATGAGTTCGTCAACGGATTCATTGACTTTTACGAGTCCGAACAGTTCGAGCGGTACATGGTGCCGTTTCTGCATGAGTTGATCGAGATTTGTCGGGACCGGCTGGAGACAACTGAAAACCCGAAACACTTTCAAGACCGCCTTGGGGCTATCCGCATGATCGCGGAGAAGGCCAATTCGCTGAAGCTGAACAAGCGGGCGAAGGCCGAAGCCGATGATGGCGGTTAATGGATTCCCGCGTGCATGGTGTATGCGGGTTAAACAAGGAGCGCAAGTAGATGAATGACACTCTTAACGTGGACTCCCCAGAGGAACTATCCACGGCAGAGGAAGTCGGAACGGATGACGCGGCCTCGCAAGAGACTACCGTTGATTCCACGAAGGCGGAACCCACGGGGCGCGAGAAAGCCCTACGGGATACGGAAGCCGCGTTGAAGGAGAAGCAGGCAGAGTTTACGCGCATGAGTCAGCAGTTGGCTGAACTCAAGGGCAGCATGGAAACGATGCTTCGCATCCAGCAGCAGGCGGCACAACCCGTCAAACAGGAAGAGAAGGACTGGATCGAGGAATTGGAGCCTGACAAGGTGATCGAAGACCCGCTAGCGGCCATGAAACAGCTTACGGCCAATCTCCGCAAGGAGTTTGCAACCGTGTTGCAGGATCGTGATTCGTATTGGCGCGGTGAAATCGAGCGCGTGAAGGGCAGTAGCCTTGATCCGGAACTGAAGTCTGCCATTGAAGGACTCAAGGCAAACCCAGAATTGGCTGACCTGCCGGAAGCAAAACTGGTGGCGATTGCCAAGCAGATGGGAACAGGCACGAAGGCTGTCAAGGAGCCTCGCGGCAATATCGCTGCAAGGTCTGCGGCGGCTGCGCCTGGCCGGAAATCGGGCCTCACTCCCGAACAGGAGGCGTGGCTGATTGTTTCCGGTGCCAAGAAAACCAACAAGAGAGACGATACCCTGGAGTAAAATATCATGCCTTCAATCATCAGTCAGAATCCTAGGAAGCTCGCCCCCAAAGTGGAAATGGTGAGTGAACCGTTTGTTGACGAACGTGCGCGACTTGTTGCCAAGGTGAAGAAACAACTGGGAGCAAGGGCAGAGGGGATGCACTTCTTCTTCGGCGACAGGAACATCGCCGAATCGGGTAGGTACGAGGACGAGGGCTATATCGCCGTGGAAGGCGTGAAGCACCTTGGCGACCCGCTGTTCATGCGCCCGGACAAAGAACACAAGGCCCATCTTGAGCGTGCTGCGATTGACTCGCAAGTGTCATATCAGGCATCCAAGAATGGGGAAAACGACGAGTACAGGACGCAGGCGGCTGATGGAACCGTTTACGGTCCTGTGCCTGACAAAGACAAGTAACAACAAGGAGAAAAGAAAATGGCTACGTTGACTCCGCAGAACCCGATGCTTTATTCGGGTCCGGTGATGGAAGTGCGCGAAATCAATGTCGCGGACAATCAGACTTGGAAGGCTGGTCAGTTCCTTTACACGAACACCAGCGGCCTGTTGGTTGCCTGCGCGTCCGATGCTGATGCCGGTACTGGTGGCATCAAGTATCTGGCCCTTGAGGATCAGACCGATCCCAACAACAACACCACGAAGGCGTCCGTTGGCGTCATTACGCGGGACCATATTTTCATCATCAACGAGCTTGACGGCTCCGTGGATGACGCAAATATCGGTATCGCCTATGGCATTGACGTGACTTCCAACGTCGTGACGATGGATGAGGGTGACACCTCGAATCCCGCGCTGGAAGTGGTCGGGCTTATGTCCGACGTGAACCCCGTTCAAGACCTGGCGACGGACACGAAGAACCGCGCCTTGGTCAAGGTGCTTACGACCGTGCTGGAAGCGGCTGCGGCCTAAGTGAAGCAACAAAAGGAGTAACACACAATGAGCGTTACCGCTAGTGCAGTTGTGCCGAGCTATTCCGCGCCCGGTATGTTGATGAAGGAAAACTTCGCCGACCTGTTGAACACGCAGTTCGAGTTCGTCAGGAAACGCGATTTCTCGCAACCCGTCCAGGGTTTGCAGTTCTTCAAGGTGGAGAGCACCTCGAAGGACTACGTGAAGCACTCGTATGTCACGCAGCTTGGGCTGGTGCCCAAGAACCGTGACGCTAACGGGTTGCCGCTGGCCGAGCCTGTCCAGGGCTTTGACAACACCTATACGCCGGAAGATTTCCGCTTGGCGATCCGCATTGAGGCCCGCCTGCGAGAGACCGACCAGTATGTCGTGATCTCGAAGCAGATGGATGCGCTGATGCAGTCCACCAAGGACACCGTTGAGTACTACGCCGCCGATGCGTTCAATACCGGGTTCGGTACTGGGGCTTCGTGGCTGTGCGCCGACGGCATGTACCTGTTCGATTCCGCCCGTCCGATGGAGGATAAGGGGCAGGGTACGTGGAGCAACCTTGAGACGGCTGCGGCTCTGACGCAGGGAGCGTTGGCGACGATGCGGCTTAACTTCCGCAAGCACGTCAACGAGCGCGGTCTGAAGCGTCCGCTGGTCATGAAGAAGCTGATTGTCCCGGCTGCGCTGGAAGACACCGCCGCCGTGATTCTTGGCTCTGTGCAGAAGCCTGGCGTGTTCCTGAACGACGACAACCCTTACAAGCAGGGTGGCCGGTACGGCATGAGCATTACGGTGTGGGATTACCTGTCGAGCGATACCGCGTGGTTCGGTATGACCGACAAGGCGACGGAGAACGAGCTGTACTGGTACTGGCGCGTCAAGCCCAATACCTACAGCAACGTCCTGTCGGACAATCCCGACGTGTGGCAGGCCCGCGTTCGTATGTCGTTCGTGACGGGCTGTGACCGTCCGCACGCGCTGCGCGGCAATGCCGGGGCGTAAGGATCGCTGGCGAACATGGGGACAACGGGCGGAGGCCCGTGTCCCCGCAACCATAAGGAGAGTGCGATGAAGAAAATCCTGATTGCGCTTGTTGCCGCGATTGTCGCCATTGGAGCGTTTGCCGCCGATACGGCTGTTACCGGATACACGAATGAGACCCGCGTTGGAACGTATTACGTTACGACCGACGGGACTGATTCGACGTTGACCGTTGACAAGCTGGTGGTGCTTGACGCGACGACGCTGCCTGGTGGGTACGTGTCGAACGTGGTGGTCCAGACCGCGAGTGTTGCCGGAACGGTAACGCTTACGATGGCCACCAATACGATCTACTACCAGGACGCGACGACCAACCTGGCGACGAACATCGTGATCTACGTTTCGGGCGTTGCTGTTACGACCCCCGGCGTTACCACGAATGTCACCGTTACGCGCAAGTAGTGATGGAAACCGTGCCGTGGCGGTCAAACCACGGCTCCATTTTTACAAGGAGATGCAAGCATGAAAAAGATTATCGCGGTGTGCTTCGGTGTCTGTGTTGCCGTGTCCTGCCTGGCCCAGCCGGAAGTTGTGCCGGTGCTGACGTGTACCGGAGTGACGACCTCGACAACGCCGGTAACGGCTACGAGTGAAGTCACCTATGCCGGGTATGTCAAGGGATTGCAGGTGGCGGTTACGCCCGCCAATACGACCTGTACCGTAACCGTGGCGACAAGCGGGGCCGGTGGTCTATCCGCCCAAACGCTCTACACTACGGCTGCGGCGGCTAATACCGTCATGCTGTATCCCTCCGTCGAGGTAAGCACGAACGGGACTGGTGCGGCTGACTTCGCTTGTCCGGTTATCTGCAATGACAAGTTGACGGTATCCGCGCATACGGCCACTGTTGACACGTCCATCACGGTTCGGGTGACTGCCGTTATTGACCGCAAATAAGGGGGTGGCGTCATGTCCATCAACACGCAACGCCTGCTTGACGCGAAGGCTATCAAGTTCGGTGTGTCTGCTGCCGCCGAAACGTACCAGTCGGTTTTCCTGGAGGCCGTCTACAAGACCTGTGCCGACCTGCAAAACCTGACCGGGATGACCGTTGAAGCCCCTGCCGACACGGCAACCGACATAGACATTGACGCCAAGTATTACCCTGCCGTCTCTGCCGGGATAGACTTCTATTTACAGGACAGCAATATGTTCACGGCCAATCCGGTACCGGATGCCGAGGATCGTTTCTTGCGTGCCGTCAAGACGGCGCAAATGGTCTATCTGCGTGATGATGTGACCAATCTGAACGTGAAGTTCGGTACGCTTGAATCTTACACCTTGAGCGGTTTGCAGGATGAGGGTTACAGCGCATGAGTGATGCCAATTCCGCGATTGCATTGGATGAGAGCAAAGCCTATTGGATGGACGGTGAGTGCATCGTCCAACTGGGCGACAAGCGGCTTGTGCGCGAATGGCGCAATTTGCCGCTGCAATCGAGAACGGAATTGCTGGCGGTACTGAACGCCAGAACGAGCGTCACCAATCCGAAGGCCAACACGAAGGCATATACCGGCGTTTACCGCGTCCTGAAGGTTGAAGACATTGTTGTGCGGGATCGCGCTGGCGGGACCGAAAGCCTGACGTTGCGCGAGACGTTGGCTCTTGGGTTTAAGGGGACAAGCCTTACTGGTGAACTTCCGCGACTGGCTGGCGACATTGACATTGTGGGGAGCGGCACTACGGAGGCCGCTAATATCGCCCACCCGAGCGGTACGGCTGCGGTTCAGGAGGATTCCCGTATCCTCAAGATACGATGGGGAGACTTGAACAAGGACGCGCTGGAGGCGTTGCAGGCCACTAGGACCTCCGTAACGGCATCTGCGTTGACCGTAGGGACCGAAACGAAGACAGGGCCGTGGTATCTCATAGGGCGGTCGCCGGGATGGGAAGAAGACGGCACCGGCTATTACGAGGAAACATGGAGCCTCGATGAGTGGCACATGGAGAGCAAGGGGAAGACGGGCAACCGCAAGGTTATCGTCAACCGCTACATCCAGGGCGTCCCGAAGGATCGCGTCAAGACGGTACTGGATGCCGAGATAAGTGCGTTGGGCGCGACGTATGGCGGGCAGGGATATACCTACGACCAGAAGATTTACTGGCGCGAGTTGAACGCCGACATAATCACGGAGGTCACGCAGGCTGTCAAGGGCGAGATTGCGGCTTATACTTCGGACAAGTCAGATTCCGTTACGACTACGGAGAAATCAGGCGAAAGCCTGTACGATGCCGACCTGACATCGTATGCAATTTCAACCGTAACGCAGGGGCATACGCTCAAACTCCAGAAGTCTATCAACGGCGATGGTACGCTGAATGCCGTCCATAGCGACGCGCTGGCCGTCAAGCAAGAGGTTGTCCAGTATGATTCCGAGGTATCGTATGCCAGAACGGAAAAGACCAAACAGGGCAAGAACCTGTTTGACGCAGACGTTGCGGGGTATGAGATCACGCAAACGCAAGGGAAGGTGCTGAAACGTGAGCATGTTATCAATCCTGATGGCACGTATGATGATGTTGTGCGCGAGAGCGCAAGCATCAATCAGACAGCTTCAACCGATGCTACGCATAGCGACCAGCATCTTGACGCTGATGACAGGACGGAAGACACGGAGAGGTACACGGCGGCGACTGCACCGCTGGCAGACGTTGCCTTCTCGGCTCAAGGCACGGTTGTCGAGACGCAGAATCGCCCGAACGAGGATGGGACATACGAGACGGTCAAGAAAACCGTTGTCAGCAAAGAACAGGAAATAGACGACATCACGCTTGTCGAGGACAAGTTCAGGCAGGTCAAGGCCGACATTGGACGGCAGATCAAGGACGCTACGCTTGCGTCCAATTATGCCATTGCGGAGACGGCTGGCGAGATCGTGAAGCGGAGCATTACAGAGAACGCCGATGGCACGTTCGACGTACAGCGCGACAGGGACATTGCCAAGACGATTGCCGATGCTGAAACTTCCAGCGAAATCAGCGCGTTCGAGACCGTTACGGTAAGCGTTGACAAGAACAACACGGCAGGCGATACGCCGCCTGGTTCGCAGACTGCCGGAACCATCGTTGACGTAAACAACCGCTACAATGACTACGGGCGCGTGGACGTTACGGTCAAGACCCGCACGGCGACGAATGTTGCGGAGACCGTAAAGGAAACAAGTGCGAATCTGTTTGAGACGCTATCCTCGGTTACTGATCGCAATGATGCCGCCGCCGAGACCCCGATAACTTCTCAAGTGACTGGCACAATCAAGACCGCCACGTCACGCAAGAATGAGTTTGGAAAGTTTGATAACACGCTTGAGATCCGCACGGCTGCAACGGATATAACGGAGGCCGTTAAGGAGACTTCGGCAACCGCGTTCGATGTTGTGTCGTCCGTCACGGACAGGAACGAGGCTGCGGCGGAAACTCCGATCACTTCCCAAACGGCTGGCACGGTAAAGACTGCGACTTCACGCAAGAACGATTTTGGCCTGTTCGACAATACGCTTGAGACAAAGACCGCGACGGCAAGCGTGACTTCTGGCGGGAACAAGGTGGCGTCCGGCGATTCCGTGTTGACGGAAACAACGGTTTCAAACGTAGCGTCACCCGCCGCCGCTCCTTCATTCACGGCTGGGCGAGTTGAAGTGCAACGTAAGCGGCTCAATGAGTTCGGATATTGGGACGTGGAGACAAGCACTGATGTCAGGTCCGATCAGAGTATTGCAAGCGGCAACGAGGTCAAGACGCCTAAATATACGTCATCCATTGCGATTGTTGACGGGGCTTCCTCCGCTCCTACTCCGCTTGGCGTAAACGAGTATGGCCGCGTGTCGTACCGCAAGGACAAGTACGGGCGTTACGTTGGAGAGAAGGAAGTAACGACATACGTTGACACGTTTACTATTCCTGGATGGGCGTTGGGTTCGACGACGTATTACACCTATCACACAATCCGAACGACGTACAAGGGCAAGGGGTATCAGCGCAACATAGGGTACAAGGTTGAAGTGGCTCAGGTGGGCACTCCGTCCGCCGCCATATCGCATATTACCGGAGGGATGTGCGGGACGGAGGCAGGAAGTTCGCGCTATGACGTGATGGCGAATGGACAGTACAGGGCCATAAAGATAAGTCCTGATGATCGCGTGGGCGGCTCAAACGCAACAACCGCATGGACAGCAGAAACCCAAGGAGACTTCCCGGCATGACGGAATCCGAATTATTTGGGATTATCGCTGACCTGCGCGGGCGCATAATGTCGCTGGAGGCGTCTGCGGAGTTGGACCGCGCATTCCAAATAGACGACAATCAGCTTGTAAATCATTTCATACCAGAGGGCGGATCGTCTGTTTTTACTGGAACTGCATACATAGCCGGAAACAAGACAACGGGACTTGGAACAAAGGCTTGGGTTAGATGTTTCCTTGATACGGCAACGGCAGAGGACCATGACGGGCCTGCGCCGAATCCGTTTCCTTCTAATGAGGAATGGTATGAGGTTGCAAATACTTCCGGCGATATTCATATTCCTCGCGCTTAACGCTGGGGCAGGGTGGCACGATTCGGGGGCGTTGGCGGCCTGGCCCGCAACGAACCACCTCCGGTATGTCAGCACAGCTACCAATGCGCCCGCGTGGACTAATGCGGCCTATGGGGGTTGGACGAACGACCTTTACGAAACGAATGTCTGGCTGATCGAAGACGCATTTTGGGGGGACTTGTACCTAATGCCCCACCTATACGACCTGCCCGCGTTTTACAACGCCTATCCCACGGGTATGCTGTTCAACGCCAAGGACGTGCGGACCCTTGATTCGACTTATGCCTGCATGGAGCGGTGGCTTGTGTTGGCGGCGGGAAACACAACGTCCAATTTCTATTCTGCGGTCGGGTCCCCGCGAGCGTGGTTTTACCGCTCCGAAGCGGACAACATTCAGTCGCTAAAGAGTTTCATTTTGAATGAGTGCCTTGGCGACTTCTATTACATCAGTTCCGCGAGCCCTCTTGTTATTACGGCATTCAACGAATCAAACCTTTGCGCCGTGGCGAACGTGCCGACCAACTTCCTGCGGTACACCCCCTACCGGGCGGCGGATGGTTCCTGGCGGCACTATGGGCGCATTTACACGAACACCTATTATCTCGCAACCACCGGGATTTACGAGCTTGTCACGTCTGCCGGGACGGAGGTTGCTTACACCAATGCCACAACCAATGCCACCGTAACCCTGTACAGCACCAACACCAGCATCCAGGCGGGCTATGCCGCCGTTGATTACGGGTGGGACGGCTTGCGCAGGGTCATTACGAACCTCCACACAACGCTCGGCAATTCGCAATGGTGGGCGGGGACCAAGTACACGAATCACTGGGGGTACTCAACGAACTATAGCAACCCGTTCACAAATCTGGTGAACCCGGTTGTCAGCGGTACGGACGGGGCACCGTATGACCTGGCACAGGCCCGGCTCGATGCAACCGCTCAAAACGGATGGAGCGATCAATACTATCCGTATTCTCCGGACTCCGGCAGTTGGTCCTATGATTGGTCCGCGCACACCAATGTCGGCGCGGAGTTCTCGATTACCAATACCGCCCCATTCAAAACGGCGTGGGGTTACAACAAGGGCCGCGCCTACTTCTGGACGGAGTACGCGATCAATACGACCTTTGGGAATCAGATCGGGACTAACTGGGGGCTATCGGAAAACGTCTTTTACCACTATGCCGCGCAAACCGCTGTATGGGACTTTGTAGAGGCCCCCGTCCGGTCTTATTACTCAAACGCCCCCGCTCCGCGAACTGTGGATGTGTACCTGTCCACGAACTCAACGGTATTTCACTTTGATTCCGTCGTGTTGTCAAAAACGGATGCGGATGCGGTTACTTCAAATTATGTCCCTGTGCTTCCGGTGAGTAACTTGGTGTCCGATATTGAGTGGGGGTCCGGTTACGGCGAGGGCGGCGGCGGCGGGGAGAGTGGGGTCGCTTATGTAGATTGGTCCATGTATGCGACCACGAACGGATTTACCAATTACGAGTCGGGCGAAGTCGTTGTGAACCTAATCCAGAATGCGGATGCGGTCTCAATCCACAAGGTATTGAACCGTTGGGATTTCGAGTACAAGTGAATGATTGACAACAAACGTGGTAACAAGTAGATGAATGGAGGCAGGTGAGATATGGCAACATTAAGAGACATACTGGGTTACGGGATGCGTGGGGCTGGGCCTGTTGGCGTGGCGTTGGCTCCTGCTGTGGATGTTGCTCCAGAGGCGGTTTCTGCCGCTGGCGACTACTTGAAGCGCCGAGGCATTCGTGGAACGGCTACGGATGTCGGTGGTGCGTTAAGCTCTGCTGCAAAGACGGCGTACTATGGCACGGAGGGGATGCCTTCCGCGCCCGCCGTGAAGCCGGTAACAACGGTACCGTCCGCGAAGGTGCAAGGCATGATTCAGGGCGCGGCGAGCAATCCGCTTATCAATGCGTACTCCGACAAGGTTGCCGCTGCTGCCGTGAAGCCAGCCGTGGGATCGCAAATCCCGCCCTACATGGCGAAGGCGAACGAGAAGCCGATGTCCGCTGCTCCGAAGCCGCAAGGTCCGGCGTGGGTGAACTATGTTAGAGGAAAGCGCGTTGCTGGTGGTACGCAGGCTGACATTGACGCCGCGAAGGAGCGTTACGCTGCATGGCAGGAAAAGTCTATGGCTAACCGAGTCTCCGGTGGCCTGTCTGCCCCCACGATGACGAACAAGCAGCGGCAACAGATGGCGATGGATGAGGCTACCCGCCCGTACCGCATGGCTGAGGCGGAGAAGGAACGTCAGTTGCAGATGGGGCTTGCCAAGGAAGCGACGGCGCAGGAGGTCGAGAAGAGCAAGGCCGCTACGGAAGTTGCGATGGGCAAGGCGCAGGCTGCTGCCGAAGGGCAGAAGGGGGCCGCTGAAATCAGGGCCAAGGGCACGGTTGACGCCGCCAAGATGCAGTTTGAAGCCAAGGAGTTACAGTCGCTTGTTGATGCGTTGCAGAGCGAAGACCCGGAGTTGAAGGCTTCTGCGGCTGCGGCCCTCAAGAAGCGGCTGGCTGGCGGTGCCGATGGGCAGACGGCGCAGGCTCCGGCTACAATGAGCCTTGAAGATGCGCGAGCCAAGGCTAAGGCTATGGGTGGCAAGAAGTTCAAGTACGGCGGACAGGTGTATGACGTTTGACGCTTGCCATGAACAACGAAGAGATTATTGACTTTGATAGTCCTGCTGGCGGAGTCATAGACTTCGACGCCATGCCTGTTGCGAAACAAGGCGGTGTCGGGGATGTGATAGACTTCGACAAGGACGTGATAGATTTTGACTCACCCCCTGGGGGTTCCACTGCTGGCGCGTCCCTTTCCGCGCCGGTGTCTCCCTCCCCCCAGGGGGTTCTTCCTTTACCGGAGGCAACTGATCCCGGTTCGGTAGCGTTCAAGGAGCGGTTGCAGGCCGAAGCGATGGAAAAGGCCAAGAGCGAGGGCGCACTTGTGGCGGCTGGCCGTGAGGCGGCAATGGGGGTTGTCCCGTCTCTGGCCGGTATCGCTGGCGGTGTCGCTGGTGGGGCGTTGCTTGGTAGCGTGGTTCCAGTTGCTGGAACTATCGGCGGCGGCATCATCGGCGGTATAGGTGCCGCTATCGGTGCCGACTGGCTACAGGGAAAGGCGATAGAGGCCATTGATCCGGAGGCGGCTGCACGGCTACAGGCGGAGCGCGAGGCGGCGGCGCAGGTTCACCCTGTCGCTACGTTTGCCGGGAGCTTGGCCCCACAGTTGTTGACCATGAAGCCGTCTCTCAAGAACGTGGCGGGCGCGTTCAATGCGGCCAAGACGCTGCTCAAGGGCGGGATGACGGCGGAGTACCTTGCAACGCCAGCTGGCAAGGTAGCGTTGGACCAGATTTTCAATGTCGGTCTTGGCGCGGCGATACCGGGGGCGCAGGAGGCATACGCGCAATATCAGGCTGGTGACTTCAACGGAGCCAGGGTTCTGGCACAGTCGTTGGCTGGTGCTATCATAAACGAGCCTAACAGGTTCGGAGTGAAGTTGGGGCTGCATCCAACCTTGAAAGAGCCAGAGATTGTCGGGACTGCCGACGCCGCCCCCGCCGCTGCCGCGCCGGAAGTGGTTGTGCCGGACTCCGTACAGAATCCGCCGCGCATTGCCGGATTGCTGCCGGAAGCGCGTGGCCCTGCAAGAGAGATGCCGAACCTCGAAACCATGTCCGATGCCGACGTGGTTGATTTCGCCAGAGCGAACGGCATGGAGACGGAAGGTATACCGATTCAGCAATTACGGCGGTCCATGTTGACGCAGGAGCGTCCGGCGATTGACGTGGAACCCGAACAACCGATTTCAGCAAAGCCGCCAACAGACGCGGCAAACCAAGTCCCGCCTATCCGTGAAGCTGTAAGCGGAACGCAAGGGCCGGAAACGGCAAAGCAAGGCGGGGCTATCTCCCCTTCCGGGAAAAAACAGCCGGAGCTTATCAATCCGGAGCGCAATCGGTACATTGAGCCATCGCGCAAGATTTCAGAAATGAAGGTCCGTGACTTGCGCAAGGAATTAGATAGCTACGGCGTCCCGACTACAACTCGTATGAACGTGCTGCGGTTGCGGAACATGGTTGCGCAGGAACGCAACATTCGCATTGAAGAGGAGCGACGGATGCAGCGCGACGAGGCGGCGATTGCGCGAGCACGAAAGCCTGCAAGGGTAATGTCCACAGAAGAGATGAGGAACCGGAGTGCCGGTCAGCGTGACAGGCAGCAAGGTACGGGGATGGCGGAAAACCTGAAGCGCGAGGCGTTTCTTGAAGCCAAGATACGCGAACACATGGGAGATGATCGCTTCATTGACAAGGGGACTACTGTTTACGATGCAAGCGGAAACGAGTTAGAGGTGGTCGGAGCCAATCGCGGGTACCATACCGATCAGGAGTTGGGTTCTCCGCACCTGATGTACGATGTCAAGAACAAGGCGACTGGCGAGGAAAGCGTGATGTCCGGCAAGGACTTGAGCCGAGAGCCGAGGGTTGCCGGTGCCGATGATGGCGAAGTCCCGTTCCAGACCCGCGAAAACCGTCCGGCAGTCAAAGGGACCACGATTGACGAACACCGCGCCAATACCGAAGCGATGGTAAAGCCGCTGGGAGGCTCTTGGCGGGCCGGAAAGGCCGAGGGGCATATCGGCACATGGTCTGATGCCAAGTCGGGGCTTACGATCGAATTTAGGCACGCTGGCATTGAAGGGCCAAAGACCGGGCCGAGGGCTGGTCAAGAGGCGATGGGGATGACGCAACGGACAGGCCGTGACAAGTACGTCGTCACGGTTGACCCTAAGAACGGGGACATTACCACCGCGCCACATGAGCTTGCCGAGATTATCGGCATGGCGGCACGGAAGGGGATACCGGAGGCGCATGGGCGCGTCGTGAGCAAGGCGTTGAAGTCGGTTGACCCTGACATTGACCTGAACACTTCGGAGGGGGCGCACAGGTTTGCCGTGGCAATGGAGACGCAGGAGGGGCGCAATAAGGTTGCCGATGCGTTACGCAAGGCGGCTCCGGGGGCGCAGGATGGTTTCCGGTCATGGCTGAACAACGTCATTCGCTTTGTGAACCGTCTGTTCGGTTCCAACATATCGGAGTTCAAGGACAAGGACTTCGTGAAGTTGGCCGAAGGGATGCGGGACTTCACGGCGTTGAAGCGGTTGGCGCAGGCGGATACGGCGCTGTATGCTCGCGGTCATGCCATGCAGAATAGAGCCAACAAACACGACGCCATATTCCGCGAGTTGACGAAGACGTGGACGGGGGGCGGTGAATCGGTTGCCGAGCGCACTATGCGCGAGCGTGAGAAGCGGCCTGCCGTGTTTGTCAGCCGTGGCGAGTCGCATCCTGACGGGCCGCGCAAGGGAAAGCCATTGTCTGCGGTGGCAATGGTCAAGATCAACGCTGGTGACGCAGTGGCCGACGACTTCCAAAAGATTGTTGCGGCGTGGCGAAAGGTTGCCGACGAGGCAACCAGCTATGCGTCATGGGATGACATTGCTGACGCGGCTGACCTGCCCGTCGAGCGTGTGGCGGCGGCGTTCAAGAACGTCCACAAGGCGAGTCCCGGCGCGGTCGCGTTCAGCGTCAATCGCATGGGCGACAACACGTACGCCAAGATCAACAAGCCCGATGCGTTCGCGTTCTCGCAAGCCTCCGACATCCCCGCCGCGTGGTCCGCGTGGAAGTCGGCTCATCCAGACGAGTACGCCGAGCTTGAGAAGATGCGGGCGGACGTGCTGAAGGAGCAGGGGTACAACGTCGGTCCGGTGTGGCATGGGACGCGGCAAAAGTTCAACAAGTTCAAGCCTTCCTCATGGTTTGCGACGGACATCAGGGATGCCGAAGCGTTCGGGACAACACG